CATTGGCCCTGTACCCCTTCACGGCCAAGGAATAGCCGTTGGCGAAATCGTAGACGTCCAGCCAGGCGTTGTTGGCCTCGTTGCGGATTTTGAGCATGTTCGCCGTGGTGTCGTACCACCACATGCCGGCCACCGGATTAGATGGTGCGCTCGCTCCAGAGAAGCAAGACTTCAGCGCCGCGAAATTATTCCTCATCGCGGTCAGATCACTAAGGGCATCCCGCGTACTGGCCGGTACTGCATCATTGTATGTCTGAGCCATGCTATTTCTCCTTCGCTGCCAACACTTTCGCTACATCTACTGTCGCAAGAGCAGCCCTTACCTCATCTTCCGCCTGCTGCCTTGCCATCTCTTTTGCGAGCATCGAATCAAACCGGCTGACAACGGCGGCCTTCAAATCCTCGGTATCGCCGGAATAAGGGACCGATGCGGTATCGATTACCCTGCCGCTGTCATCCTGAAGCTGCACATAGGCAACGTATCTATCCTTGTCCGGTTGTACCTGATCCAGAACTATCTTCATGGCGTGTCCCTCCAGAATGCGGCCGTCATGTTGAGTTTGTTGACGTAGGTGTAAACATCCAGGGCCGGGTCCGTGATTGTGATCTCTACCTGAACATACCGTGCCGAGACTTCGGAGCTGAACATCTCGAAACGGTCTATGGAGTTGGTAAGATTTCCGGAGGTATCACCATAGTAAAGCACCGCTTCAAGATGCCCCGTGGTGGACGGAGCGAAGACCTGATACCATTTTTGACCTGCGCTGATGCGGTCGCCCCACAGGTCGCCAACAGAGAAAACCGATTTCCACAGGCCGTCAGTGGACTGAAGCCCGGTAATGAAGTCTCCCCAAATGCGTACATCCTTTACACTGCCGAGATCGTATTTGGGAGAGGTCCATGTGCCCTCAAGCACACCCCCTGTATGAGCGCACCGCAGGGAATCGACGGCCGAGTAAACGTGCTGCTCGGTATTGTCGTGAGTGCCTGTCGAATAATCCCAGGACCAGGTATTTTTGGCCGTGTACCCGGATGGATAGAACACGACCACCTGCGCGGACACGGCGTTTTCACTGTAGAATCCGGCGTTATTCTTCGCCTTCATCCAGAAGGTCTTGGTCCCGGGTGCCACACCCGAAAGGCGGAAGTTCGGAGTCTCATTGAAACCCACCACGACACCGCCGTCAAAGGCGGCTCCCATGCGGACCTCATAGCCGAATACATCGGGCTCGTTGAGCTCCGGAGCGTAGATAGATACACTGTCGCCATGGGCAACTGCGGTCATCCATGCGACATCGGAGGGAAGCCCCGACATGCCCTGAATCGTGGTTGATACCTGGAACCCTTCCCCAAATGCTTGCTTTCCGCCGAATATCGACACGCCCACTATATTGACGTAATAGGTTTCTCCCTCCTCTACCGGATCAAGGACATAATCCCCCTGGGATTTCGTGGCAAAAGCCCACTCCCCTTCTTCTCCGATTTTTACCCAGACCTCGGCATAATCCCAGAATGGATATGACTCCAGCGTAGGCCTGTCGAAGTCGATGCGCCAGCGGGTGAATGTCCTGCCCCGGTAATAATACGTTTCCTCGGCGTGAGAGACATTGATCACGGATGGGATAGCGGCCCTCGGATCGGGGAGGGTCGTGTCATAAAACATCTCCGGGGTAATCTCGTAATCATCATCGTAGAACGAGGCGTATTCTTCCTCAAGGGACAGCGCGACATTCCCATCATACGATATGCTCGCCCCGCTTACCCGCATGATTTTTTCGTCCCACCCGGGCCATGAGTGTGTGAGCGTGATCAGGTCGTGAGGCTCTAACGCCATACCGCGCGAGCCGATCACGAGGGATGCCGTTTTGTTCAGGCGCGCTCTCTCCAGGAGATATGCCGCCATCTTCGCCACATTGGATGGGTTGAGCATCCCGGGGAACTCCGCAACCTGCTCCCGATAGTCGCCATCCGCCGCTATCGCTACGGAATCAGAGAGAATGAAATCGTCAAAAGTATATTTCTTCTCCTCATTGATGTACCGGCATCTGACGGCATTTGGGGTGTTGAATATGCTCGGCTGCTCGATGCGGAGCGTTGATGCTCCCTGCTCCACCACATCATTTTCCGTGATGTCCATCACGGGACTTTCATAATTCAGATCACGGTACTTGAGCTGAAAGATGGAATCAGAATAGATCAGATCACCCCTGAATGTGTTCAGGATGCCCTGGAAGTGGTCTATTGCGGAGCTTTCATCACGCAGGCAGATGTCGCAGGTCCATCCTTTCGTGTCACAGTACGCGGCCGCAGTTTCAATAAGGGCGGTGTCAATGCGGCTCGATCCTATCTGCATCCCGCCCCGTTTGCTTGATCTTGTCATGTAATCGAGGGCATGCAGCGCCGGGTTCCTGGTGTATTCTGTGACCCCTGTCGTGGGATTGTAGACCTCCATGCCCTCTACCACCATTGTGATGTCGGGAAGGCCTTGAAATACATCCGGGTCATACTCAAAGCGACAGTAGATATAGGCTGTGTAATGCTTTGGTTCGTTCCACGGCTCGGCCTCGGCCGCTGTTGCTGTTGCCAGAGTGGAACAGACCGCCTGATCAGCCGTCCCGCGAAAGAACTCATAATAAAATTTGTCGCCGTACTCGGTATAGAGCTTGTCGCCAAGAAATATTTGTGGAACCCCGTCAATCTCGTAGATGCCCTTGATCGGACCTTCGCAAATATTCCCTACGAGGTGCAGGTATTTATTATCCTCTCCGGTAACGCAGGCATACACCCGATTGATGCCGAGGCGCGTGCGCCCGTAGACGAGCGGGAGAGGGATGCGGTTGTCACAGGTATTGACCAACTGCCCGGGCCTCCCAGGATCTTCGCGCGGGGACATTTTCATCCGGTCTGCGGAAACAAGGGACACGGCTGCCAGGGCCGCCATCGTAAAGACCGCCCCCGCGTTTGCCGCTATCCATGTCGCTACCGCTGCTGCTGCTGCTGGCATTATACCCGCCTCACCCTTATGATTTTCATGTCACCGGTGACCTTCATGGTTCTCACTCCGGCATCCCAATAACTCGCCACCACAACACCGTTTCCGCCGTATATGGCCGGATAATGATCTCCCTGCGGAGTCCTCACTATCACCATATCCCCGGCGATCTGCCGCCCTGCGGGTATCTCCACCCCGTTGACATCAAAGGCCGCATTCAGCGCATCGAGAATCTCTTCCCTTGTCGCGGTCGGATACCACTGTGAGTAATTCCAGATATCTATTCCCCCCGGTATCTCCAGGGTCAGCCGGTTCTCCTTGCCCTGGTCACAGAGGAACGCATAGACGAACCCGAGACAGCCATAATCCTTCGGGCCGAAGCCGGAAGGGGAGAACGGCTTCCCAAGGAACTTCTTTATGCTGTCGGCAAAGGTTTCTCTTTGCTGTTTCATAGTTTCTGCGTCCTTCCCCACCATATTTCTTTCTGCATCAGGGAATTGATGAACCGGTCCCCTCCGAAATTGTCAGTGTTGTTGAGCAACCTGCACCGCTCATATGTCTGATCGCAGGTTGACTCTCCGCCGGAATAGGCGCACTCGGTCCCCTTAAACACCCACGGACAGGAAGACATTTGAATCCGGAGCGGCTTTTTGTTCCAGAGGACAAGCTCATTCGTAATGGTGATCTTCAGGGTATTCTCGTCATACAGTTGCCAACCGCCGATGATGCCGCGCAGGAACTCCTGAACATGCACGCTTGCTCTTGAGCCGTTAACAAAGGAAGTTGCGTAAGGCTTTTCTTCGAGCTGAGGGAAAGCAGCATAAAGTTTTTTATTCTCTAAAACACCACCAGTGCAAAGTCTTACTCCTATGCCTGTAGCATCAGCCGGAATAGTAGTTGTCCATGTAAATCGTTGCCATTTGGGAGTTAGAGTAATGCTTACAGGATCATGGTCAACATAGTCATAGGTAGCATCTGCTCTTCTTGTAAAAAACGTTGGCCCTGGAAGGGTTATCTCTTCATCAGCTTTTAGGTAGATTGAGAAGGTAAGCGTCTGGCCTTGAAGTAATGTATATGGACTATAATCATAAAGATGAGCACTTATACTTGTTCCAATACCCCACCAAACAGCGCCATAGTCGGGATCATTAAAAGTTCCCTGGCTTGCCCAATAAGTAGTAGCTCCTGTGCTCCAATGACTCCAGGCCGTCCAATCCTGGGCGGCATTACCTTGTGTGGCTATTAAGTTTACGGTAGCTTCCTCATGCTCTGAATCTATGGCCCCCACGGACAGTATTGCCCATTTGTTCCGAATATCTTCATTCAGGACGATTGCGGCCAGGGTTTTGCTGGTGTCGTCGATTTCGATATCTATGGATTCCACGGCCAGGGTCGCGCTGCCTGAAATATCGCCGAACTTGAACGCGATCGGCGTAAACGTCTCGCCATCATGAATGATCGGGATATCCCCGTCCGTGATCCGGTAAGTGGTGCCAAGCTGCAGTTCAAGGAGGAAGAAATAGGTCATTTCCTCGGCTGCGATGGTGGATGCTATCCCGGGAATGAAGTTTCTCATATCATCGCCAGCCCTTTCAGCTCCAGGCCCGTGCTGTAAAGCGCATGGGCAAACTGTGTCCTGGTCATTTTGTCATTGGCGAACCTGCAACGGTTCCGCATGTACCCGGCGAAATCGCAACTGATTATTTCATTCACCGCGGGTGCGGTGACGAATTCCACACGGTCAGAGCTTTCCGCGCCACCGCCGATCAGGATGGAATACTGGACCGTGACGACCTGCTCCACGCCGTTTATGTAGATTTTCTGAGAGGATGTAGACTTGCCCGGGAGATCGAATATGGTAGTGGAGCCGTCGCCGGTCCCTACTCCTAAACCTTCCCATGATGCAGGGTCGGGGTCGGGCAGATATACATAGAATGCCGCGTATGCGCCGCGTCTCGCGTGGTAAAAATTCCACAATAAATTGAACTCGGTCAGTGTCAGGGTGTTGTAGGAGAAGGCTATATCATATTTTGGGAACACCTGTTTTTGCCTGCGCTGCTCTCGCCCGGAATCGAACGGGGTGATGGTGGTCTTCCAGACCTCGGTGATGTCGTATGGATACTGAGGAATAGGGGTTTCCGGATAGAGCGCCATGTTTACCTCAGCAGGCTCTTGATTTCAGAGCGGGTCTTATTGTCCCTCAACGATTGGAGAACCTGGGAATTGATCGCGCCCGGGTTCCTCCTGCACATATCCTCAAAGCTCTTTGCATCGACCGCGTAGATGAATACATTGGTGTCGCCCGCCCCACCGCCGACCGCATCCTTGGGTATCACCGCCTCACCTTTCTGAAGAATGGCCGGGAACTCGTCAGGCATAAGGCCGGAGTGAAGCCGCGGAGCATGGCTGAACAGGCCGCCTGGGAGTGTGCGGGTAAAGGATGAATCCTGTCCGGCGATGCCGCCCCCGTGCATCCCGAAGGCTGTTGTCCCGCCGGCACCGATATGTGGCCCCGTGGTGCCGCCGCCGAACAAGTTCCCGATAGCACCGCTGATGCCTCCGAACAGGGGCCTGGTGATGTTCTGATAGGCAGCCATCCGCAGGAGGTCGCGTATCATTGCGTCGATCATGTCGCGGAAGGATGTTTCCCCGCGCATGGCGAAATCCGCTATCGCGGCTGCGGAATCCTTGCCCCATCCGTCGATGACCATCTTCAACTCTTCAAACCTTGCCGCGGCCTCCTCCGTGGAGTCCCCTATTTTCTCCATCGCGGCCTTGTTCGCCTCAGCCAAAGCCTCCAATCTGTCCAGTTCTTCCGCGTACTGCAAAAGAAGTTTCTGGTGTTCCGGCAAGAGATCCGCATAGCGCCCCTTCTCGATTTCCCACCGCACCTTGTCGGCCTCTGATACCTCGCCGTACAACTCCACCTCTCGGCGGGCTCGTAATATTGCCTCTTCGCCGAGCCTCTTTTGCTCTGCCGCAAATTTCGCTCTGGCCTCTTTCTCTCGCTCTGCCGCTTCTGCGGCTGCGGCATCGGCTTCGCTCTTTTCCTTCGCCCTTCTCTTCTCCGCTGCGGCTTCTGCTGCTGCTGCTGCCGCTCTCTTTTTAAGGGTGGAGAGGTTTTCAAGCTCAAGGACAAGCTGCTCCCGCAGGAGCGCCATCTCCTCAACTTTTTCCTGCCTGCCTGGGATTACCTTTGCCAGCTTGGAATGGATGGCTATTTTCTTACCTAAAAGATCAATCTCGTTCTGAATGATGGTCGATGGATCGCTCCGCTCTTCCTTCCATTTGCGGTTTGTCTCGATGAGTTCATTGATGTTCTTAACAATGGAAGCAAGGCCGCTAGAAACATCGGACACCGGACCCTTGAACAGCTTGCCTAGCTCTATGCCCAGGTTTGCCGCAGATGCCCCCAGGCTGTCCATGCGCTCCTTGTCCGTGAGAACTTCAAGGTTATGTCTTGATAAGGCCTCTTTCCCTGCATCGAGGGTGGCGTTTAAAATCGCCATTTTCTTTTCTTTGTCGGTGAGCTCCTGAACGGTTTTGCCGAGGCTGGCCGCCATCTGCTCATTTGCGGTCCCAACCTTCATCACAAGGCCGAGGTTATCCAGAATGAGCGGAGACCCGCGTCCGATACCCGTAGCGATGTCGTTGAATGCCTGCGTGGTCGTGATGCCCATATCCCTGGCTTTTGCCCTAGCAATGAGCATCAAATCCCCGAGTTTTTCAATGGGGATGCCCAAGGATATTGCCTTGTTCATCGACTCGATAAGGGCATTATCATCTATCAGACCACCGGACAGCTTACGGACCCGCTCGAAGACCTTTTCAGCATCAGCACCCATACCCTCGGCCATGCTGTTGAACGCCTGCCTGCTCTGCTCATACTTGGCTGCCTGCTCCGCGTAGTCCCAGGCCTTATTAACAGCCAAATATGCCGCTCCGATGGATGCAATGGTCTTGATTGTCGAAGTGAAAGAAGCGCCGACCTTATTCATGGCGGTTTCCATCTGTCGCCCATTCTTCTGCACGGCTGCGCGAGCCTTGCCCATGTCACGCTCAAACTGAGCATGGCCGGCGCTCATCTCTGCTCTGAGGGCTCCAATTGGTGCAGCCATCTACTTCTTTCTCCTTGCCATTCCCGCCAGGTGAGATTTCAGGCTCTCCTCCATCTCGCTTTGGCTGCGGTGTACCTGCTTTTTCGTGGTCAGTTCCGCCAGCTTGGGCAGCCTCTTGGCCCGTGACAGGTTCGCCGTGAGCCATGCCGCCGTGGTGCGACTGTCATGCAGTGCGGGGGCGGACTTGCGCGTCAGGTATGGCGTGAGCCGCCAGAAATCCACAGGACTGATACCGGCCCTTACCGATTCCACAAGCGCCTCCACCACCCACCCGTGCTCCGGTTTTTTTTTACTTCCTGTTTTTCCGGAATCGCCTCCGCTCCGAAGTAAGCCCACTGGAGCGCAAGCTGAACATCCCTTGCCAGCGGCACCAGGGGCGGGGACAGTTCCATTATCCGCTCCGCCGTATACTCGGGGTGTTTCTCCCTGAGCCCCGCCGCCGCAACATCAGCCACGGTCTCCGGCTTGAAGAGGTCCGGCACATCGCCGTACCTCGCTTCAATCTCGGCGATGGCCTTCCAGGTGTAGCGCAGGGTCAGCCTCTCGCCGTTAATCGTGATTACCTTCTCGCCGGTTATGGGGTTCATGCGTACTCCACGGGCCCGCTGATCTCGATAGTGATGGAACCGCTCACCTTGTTATCCACGCCGCCGGAAGAGCTCATGCCCATCACGTAGCCGTTGAAGGTGGCCGTGGAATTGTCGGTATAGGTGAGCTTGAATGATTTCTCGGTCCTGGCGGCCCTTGCATTTCTCGCCGCCCGCTGTCCGGTATCAGAGGGCTCCCAATTGATCGACAGGGTAAGCTGCCCCTCGTCCATCAGGCCGATTTTCTTCTCTTTCGCCTCGCTCCGGAGATGGGTGGTCTCGTACATCGTGGCGGACCCGCCGGGGCCATCCCAATCGGTGACCTCTCCGATCTCCAGCCATGCAAGCGGGGTGGCTACTGCCGCGGTACCCATGCCGGTGAACCCGGTAGAGTCACAATCCACGGCGAAGGTGTTGGCGGTAGTGTATTTTACTACCCACACTTTGTTGAGATCGGCGGCATGGCTCCCGATCACCCCCGAAATAGTGACCACATCACCGTCACTGAGCCCGTGGGATTCCTTCGTGAAAATAGTCGGATTTCCCGCCGCAGGGGTGCACCCCGTTACCGCGCTCCCACTGGTCCCGCTTATTTCCAGCTTTGTTCCCTGACTTTCAATAGACATTGCTTTGTCCTCCTGGCTTTAT